ACCGTATGCCGAACCTGTTGTTGAATTTGCAATTCGTGAATTACCATTTACATCTAATTTAAATGTCCCTGTAAAAAGATTTGATCCGTTTGAAGTCGTTCCAATACCAACATCTCCAGCTGATGTCACTCTCAATCTCTCTGTCGGATTGCCTCCATTAGGATTAGTAACTATTCTAAATCCTCCAGCAAGATTTCCATCAGTAGCGTTTTCTTTAAATCCTTGAATGCAAGCAAAATAATTATAACCTGCTGATGCACCTGACTTAGCCGCAAAAGCTATGCCCGGACCCACATTAGCGCCAAAAGCATCAGTAGTTCTTAACATTACTATGCGAGAAGCATCTCCTAATGAAGCGCTTGCACCTTCCACTTCCAATTTGGCATATGAATAAGAAACGCCAATACCAACATTCCCCTTGAGGTAAGTCATTCCAGTATTTGCCTCTGTCGAAAACAATAAATCAGAACCACTTGAATATATTTGAAATCTTGGCTCTGATCCCGATCCATAATTTGCCGCTGTTGGTATATGAACGGTAAATATTCTTGAAGATATTGCGTTTCCTCTACCAATAAAATAATAATTATTTGCCGGACTATCCGACGCCGCCGCTGCATTATCTGGAAATGCTAATCCTGCCCATTGTTGAGTATCAGTATTCTCTATTCTAATTACCCCTCTATAACTATTTGAAGTACCATTTCCTTTTACGTGAAGTGGAACTGATGGGGTTATTATTCCAACGCCAACATTACCTGTTGTAAAATTATATTGTGAAGCATAAAACTCAAGAGGAAGGCCTCCAGTTCCAACATCAATCGCTTTAATATACTGTATATTACTAGTAGTTTGTAATACTAATGTTTTAGCCGCTGAATCTCTTAACCAAATTTCACCAGAACTTCCTTGAACATGTAATTTTACTGATGGGCTTGTTGTTCCAATACCTACATTACCACTTCCATCTAGACGCATTCTTTCAACTAAGCTAGTGCCGTTAGACGTGTAAAATCCAAGCTGACCACTTGCTGGCATAGTTATTGCCGAGCCAAGAGCAGCGACGCTGCCCCCTCCCATAGTAAATGAAATGTGGCCAGCTGATGTAACTAAATCTCTTCCGAAACCTAATCTAGCATTTGACTCAGCTTGATAATAATGACCTCCAGATCCATTAGAATCTAATCTGAAATTGCCACTTGCTGCGCTCGCTACTTGAAATAAGGCTGATGGAGCGGTAGTACCAACACCAACATTACCACCAGAAGCGACAACCATTCTAGTATTAGCTCCTCCACTTAAAAATTCAATATTTCCACTGGCATCGCTGACATTGTAATTTGAAGCTATCGCTGACGTTGTTGCGTTACTACTATTTCTCCAAAAAATTCCGCCATTTGCTGAGCTATTAGTGGTTTGAAGAAAAACATTTGGTGGCGCTGTATTTAAACCAGCAATATGTAATTTTGCGCTAGAACTTGGATTAACTGTCCCAATTCCAAGTCTTGCTCCAAATTGCCCGACTATAACCCTATTATCTGAAAAAACTTCAAAAGCTGGTAAGCCAGATATGTCGTTTACCGACATTAAGCTGCCACTTAAACTGTCAGCGATACTGAAAAGCGAGCCGTTGGCACCATTCCAAGCGATTGTGCCATCAGCTAATACTTCCAGCTTAATTGTACCTGCGGAAGTACCTGTAAAATCAATTTTTGGGTTATTGCTTGTACCCCTATTTGGAGTTATTACGATGTCGGGCATAATTTAAATTCTTTATATATTTACACGTTATAACGGCTTCTCTGAGAGTTAAAGTTTTTAAGAATTTCAGCGGCAGAAAGGGCGCGATTATACATAGAAATAGTTTCTATTTTACCATTAAAAAATCTTTGAGCTACGGATGGACAACGCCTTCCAATAGAAAAAGTTCCATCCCAAGCTCCAATAGTAAATCCAGTTGTGGTAGAGTAATCTTGTTTTCCATTTAAATAAAGTTTTACGGTGTTTGGGGTCACAACAATACTTCCATGATACCATTGATTATTATTTAAAGCTGTCGCTCCTGCAAAAGTGAAGTTATTAACATCTGCTATTTGAGTGACGAATCCATATAAATATCCACTAGAAACTCCGAACCAATTATCGCAACCGTTTGCGTCTGTTCCAATAATTACAGTGTCTCCAGAAACTCCAGATGAATTGAACCAAGCGCTTATAGTAAAACTATTGCCTAAAGTTATTGATGCAGTTGGTGCGTAATTGCTAGATCCATTAAAAGTAATTTCAGAAGAGGCGTTATATCCAGCATTAGTTAAATCAATAGTTGAGCCTCCAACTAAATCAAGTAAACCTTGAGTGTTAGATCTTGTGCCAACTGTAAATTTCGTTGGCGCTACTTTGTATTCATATTGAAGCCCAGTAATATAAAATGCTTTATAAGGTGTTGTTGGAGTGTAGCTAGAAGCAGTGCTTATTCCAACGCATCCAACCCAACCGCCAAATCTGCCTTCTATATTAGCACCAACATATAGCCAACCAGGAAAGCCGCTAACCGGAACACAGAATGCATTTCTATTACTAATCCCCCCGCCGTATGTGATAGCTCTAGTAGAGAGATTAAAAGATATTTGGTTACCGCCATCTCCTAACATTCCAATTGTAAAATTAGTTATTGAATTTAAAGGCTTAATATAACAAGATATTGAATGCGCTCCTGATTCTCCACCTCCCCCCATTCTACTTAGATGGTGATATCCAGCAGTTCCACTTTCGGCGCATAATGTTGCCCCAAATCCTATTGGAGTAACTATTGAAGCGTCGTATGTTTTTGTAAATCTTGTAGGATCTGATGTCCACTCTCCATCAGACGAATAACCAGTTCCAGTATAATTTGAAACTTGTTGATTGAGGTTTGTTGTCGGCTCTCCAACATAACTTTTCGGCTCTTTTGCGTCAAAATAAAATACAAGACCGCTATTATTAGTTTGAATTGGGCCTTCTATACTCATAATCCAAACCTTGTTTTTAGTGTGTTAAAATTCTCCAATAATTCTGCATCGCTTAATACTCTATTATAGATACAATGATTGGATACATTTACCGGAGCACAGTAGCCAGTATCTACACTAATAGACCCTAGTGTTACCCCACCCATCGAATTGATAGCAAGGTTTGTACTAGATTCTGATCTTAAAACTGTTAATGAGTTGCCAGTGTAATTAGTCATGGTCCCATTAAAAATTGAAACCGTGCAATTTGCTCTGGTCATAGGACCGGCAATTTTTCTCCATGCTACACCAATCCATGTATTCAGAGGATATGTCTGTCCGGTTGTAAAAGTACTTTCACTCCAACTATCTATTGCAATTTGATTTGTATTATTGTAATTCCAATTACAAATTCCTTGACCAACTCCCCCAGCATTCGATCCACCAATACCCCAAAACCCCTTGAGTGAAAAATTATTGGTTCTATAATAAAACCCCATTACTGTGAGGTTTGGATTTCCTTGCAATATTGTTGGAGTTGGCGTACTAGAAGATAAGTCATTTACACCATCAAACACAATACTTCCTTGGTTTGCGGCATTGAATGTTGGTCCATTTGTTAATGCTCCATTATATCCATTGCCGCTTAAATCACTCCAAGTTGTTCCGCTACCCGAATAACTTCTAGGATTCGCGGCATCCAAATACAAAACTAGTCCATCATTCACTATCTTTGGCCCATTATTATAACTCATTTATAATCCAAAGCGTCCTTTCACCGCATTATAATTTTGAAGAACTTCTGCGGCAGATAATGCTCTATTATACACTGTCGTTTGCCCAATTTGGCCATTGAACCAGTTACCGCCAGTATAACCAATTAAATAGGGATTTGAAGTATTATAAGAAAATGTTCCTGCTGATAAAGCCGCTGTGGTGTTGGCGACACCGTTAAAATAACTTCTTATTGCATCTCCAGTTTTAAATGTAAAAACAACATTAGTGAATACAGATGTAGATATAGCATAATTAGTATTGCATCTTACTTCTGACCCATTCGGGTAATGAAGCGCTCTTATTAAAGATCCTCCAGTTTCCAAAAAAATTAATGGTCCGCCAGTGTATGGGCTTTGACCGAATAAAATATTCCATCCAGCTGTATTAGTTATGGCTTTTATCCACATACTTATGGTCATTTCTGTGGATGGGCGCAGTGATGCGACATTCGGTATTGAAAAATAATCATCTACTCCATCAAATAAAAAATAATTATTTTTTGAACCAAAAAGCGGCAAACCAAAATTTAAATGCGCAACTTGAGATGGGTTTGTGGTGTAATTTTCATAGGCCCAACCATAGTAATTTCCAGCCCCAAGTCCGGGCTTGCCTATTAATATCCATTCTGGCGCAGCAATATAATCTGAATCGATATATCCAGCAGGCTTTCCCAAATCAGTTAAAATGTCTCTTACTGCTTGACTGTATCTATCTGCTCTATGACTTCCTATCACTACAAATGAAACATCTGGATATTTTGTTTTTATATTATTGTAATCAGTAACGAATTTTGCTAGTTCAGCTGCGTATCCAGTTTCCGCACCAGTATAATTGTCATAGCAGTGGCCAGATAAACGCGCTCCATTAAATTCACCTTCGATCCAAGCGCTAGTTGCATTATTCCAAGCGTATAAATGAAGCGCTCTGCTTGCGTCATATGTTTTAGTTCCAGTACGAACATTAAAACCTGGTGTAATTCCATGTCTTCCAGCAGCATCTCCACCATAATTTCCTTCAGGATAATCTATTGCAAAAGCTGTATAGTAGGTTAAATTGCCTAACCTTACGCCGCCAAAATCACTTATAACATCTGACGGCGAAACCATATTCTTAACCAATTGCGGAGCGCCGTTGAATCCTCCGCACCCAAGTGCAGATATTCCGTTACGGCTTGCGGCGTCTAAACAAAATACTAACCCATCTGTCACAATCTTGGGCGAATAATAAGTTGCCATTGTTATGCATCTATTTCAACTTGGAGCTTCTCAACATCTGCGCGTTCAGCCAAGATATAGAAGAAGCAATTGATACTCTTCGCTAGCAAGTTCTCGTTAGCGATATAAACTTTATTATCTTCAATCTTCTCAACGTAAAGTTTTTGGTGTGAACCAATTGGAGTGAGTTGAACAGAAATAGAATCTGGATCAACAAGCTTTGTCCAGTAATCGGGCAGTTCAATTACTTTTGAAGTTGTTTTGCCTCGAACATAAACGCCATTTTCTGGACCTTCGAGTGAGCCGTAGCGAAGTTTTTTGCCTTCTTTGGTGGGGTGCTTGATTACGAAGCTCTTAGTTGTTGCGGCGAATGAGCCGTTGACTTCAAGTTTGTATGATGGACCAGTTACTCCAATTCCAACATTACCGCCGGTAGTAATTGTAAAATAATTTGTTGGCCATGCAACTGGAGAAGCATTTGACGCAGCATAACCAATTCCAAAATTATCATTTGTTCCCCATCCAGAAGTTACTTGACCTACGCGCCATTGGTGTGCAGCTTGCGCTGATCTGAATAAAATCGTCGGTCGATCAGTGTCGCCAGCGGTGTTAACTCTAAATTCCGCAACCACACCGAAGCTATGACTACCCCGAGTTTGAATAAAGCTTGCAGTTGGAAAAAATGTTCCAGACGTTGAATCATTAACGAATCTAACTAAACCTACGTCTTGAACTGAATTACCGGAGATATCTAATTTTGCCGAAGGACTCGTTGTCCCGATGCCGACGTTACCATCTAATCTTGTTTTGCCCGCATTCCATAAACCATATGAATTTGTAATCGTCTGGTTGGTTCCAGCAATGACACCACCAGCAATATAAACTGTGGCGGCGTCAGTAGTTGTTACGCCAGTATTTGTTGCCGCAAGAGTGCTTTGAGCAAAAGAATGGATTGCAGCTGAAACAACTGTTCCAGAAGCCGTAGTTGAATTATTTGTAACTGTTCTTCCTCTGAATGCTGTATTAATACCATCAACACCCCAGGCACTATAAGAATAATTATATGGCTGAGTAATAAATTGACCGCCCAAAGTCAAGGTCATTACTTGAGTTGCATTAGTTGGATCATTTCCAGCGCCAGTTGTTCCTATCCACCAATAATGCTGACCAGAAACGTTGTTGCAAATAAATGGGGCCGCAATTGTCATGCGGTTTTGCATTGCTGCGTTATTATTTGTAAATCCTGTACCGTATACAACTATACTTCCTTCGTAACTTCCATTACTTACTGCCAATCTTGAATAAGCCGAGTTCGCAGCATTAGAATTTGTTACTCGTATAAACTGATCTATATTAGTAGAAGTAGATGACGTAATATGGCCAGTCGCCAAAATATTTCCATTTACTTCTAGTTTTTGACCAGGCGAAGTTGTTCCGATACCAACATTACCAGCGCCAGTAAGGACAAATGCTGGATTAGTAGTGCTAAATCCTCTTGCAAATATTCCAAGATCTCCATTAGCATTTTGAGCATTCGCTAATAAATGTTGAATTGTAAATTTTGATTGGTAATCCGTATCTCCTGTAAGCCATGCTCTAAAACGGATTCCACTTCTTGGAGTATCAATGGCCCAACCATCATTTGCAGACGGAGTGCTTGCAGCGCTAAATGTTTTTGCATTTATTGCAAGACCGACTCTTCCGTATGAGTCTGTGTTATTCTGTAGTATCAGATATTTCGACGAATCAAACTCTGTACCCGTAAAGAATGTAGCATCCGATCCATATCCAAATGCCATTCCTCCATTAACTTGCAGTTTTGTACCTGGAGCCGATGTTCCAATACCAACATTACCATCGTGCTGAATCCTCAATCTTTCAGTTAAAATTGCATTTGTTCCAGCATCAGCAGTAAAGAATTGAAATCCAGCAGTACCAGTAGTTCCCCCAGTATACTGAAACAATCCAACTTTTCTTGAAGCGTGGTCTCCTGTTACAGTTGATGATCCGCTTATTATAGTTCCGCTCGAATTAGCGGTAACTGTTCCATTGAAAGATATGTATCCACCAGCGCCATCTGGTTGAGCGCTAAATCTTGTTGATCCTACTGTTGCGCTTCCATTATTCACTAATGCCAGTTGAACTGGCAAATATCCAGTTGCTGCTATGGCATTAATAGTTCCTGCACTAAAGTTGCCAGACGCATCGCGGAGAACAATTGTGCTAGCAGTATTTGCATTTGTTGCATTCGAAGTAACAGTAAACGTTGCTGCACCAGAATTATTATAAGTGGCAGAACCGGAAAGTCCTGCACCAGAATTCGTGTTAAGCGTAAGAGTATTAGCTAAAGTACCCGAGATATTTCCGCCGACTCCTAAATTGCTACTGATGTGGCGACCTTGGGCAGCTGTCACCAAGTTCAGCATCAATGAAACATTTGCCGACGTTCCAGAAACATCTGTTCCGGTAGAATCTTTTATTGCAAAAACTGAATCACCTACAGTTAATGCTGTAGTGCTGGCACTAGCAGTTGATGGTGTTTTTACATAATATGTTTTACCGCCACGAACATATAACACAACATCCGTGCAATTTTGAGTTCCGCGATAAAATCCTAAGTATGATCTTTCAGCAGCATCATACATATTATGAAATATATCATAAAATGCTGGCAGATCAGTCCATCCGCTACCGCGTACTTTTCCTAAAACTGAATGATGATTATATGCATCGCCACCCCCAAAACTGTCCATTAGCACCTCAATGGTGTGAATTCCACCAGCTCCTAATGGAGTTCCCGTAAGCCTTATTGGGAAAAACTGCGTATTAGACTGCGCGCTTAAATTGAATGTGTATTCCTTAGTGATATGTCCGACTGTACCACCTTGCGTAAGTGTGGTAGTACTTACGTTTGAAGCGGTAATTGTACCCGCGCTAAAGTTGCCAGAACCATCTCTAGCTACGATTGTGCTCGCCGTATTTGCTGACGTAGCATTCGAAGTAACTGTAAATGTGGTATTGCCACTCTGATTTGCGGTGAATGACGCTGATCCACTTAAACCTGTGCCAGATACAGCAAGGGTCAGTGCGCCGTTATTAATACCAATTTCAGACGTTGTCCAAGTAACATCCGCAGATCCATTGACTGACTTACCAGTAGATCCTATAGTGAGTGTGCGTGCAGTCTGCCATGTTGTAGCAGTGCCAGCGTTACCGCTTATTGTAGTTTGGTCGCCAGTATTTGTCCCAGATATAGATCCATTATTCGCAACTGTTAAAGTGGTAGTGGCATTTGTAAATGTGATCGTACCACTGTTAGTTCCAATTGTAAGAGTTCGACCAGCGTTATTAACACCAGTGCCGCCATAGTTAGAAGCAATAATGCCAGCGGTCCATGTTCCAGTAGTAACTGTTCCGAGAGTAATGATGCTAGCTGATCCAGCTGTAGGAGATGCACCGATTTCACCCAGCGTCCATGCAACATCCGCAGATCCATTTACTGATTTGCCAGTCGATCCGATAGTTAATGTGCGTGCTGTTTGCCAAGTCGCAGCGGTCGATGCGTTTCCAGTAACATTACCGATCAAGTTTCCACGGAAATTAGATGCCTGAATATCGCCTTGAGTTCCGCTGAATACCTCGCTTGTATTTGTTGCATCTGGAATAAAGGTAAAGTACCCAGTGCTGTCATCGAATCCAAAGAATCCTAATGGGATCATCAATTGTTGTTACTGTGGAATTTACTGTAGTAGTAGTTCCATTAATTATTAAATTGCCGCCAATTGTAACAGTTTGTGCGAAAGTGACATTACCTTCTTTAGACCAAGATTGAGATAAAGTTGGGCTTCCAGCATTAAATGTATAAAATTCTGTTGATCCATCGCTTGTGCCACCAGAAGTTACGCGGAATTGGGCGCGATTATAAGTTGGAGAACCAAATGTAAGATATTGAATTTGTGCCGCAGCGTCAGATGCTGAACGAATCGCTAATTCTGGAGAAGTTTTGGAAATCGTAATATTACCTGAAAACGTTGCATCTTTAGAGTTATTGAGAGTTAAGATATCTACATCACTCGCATTTCTAAAGGTATGAATCGCTCCAGATCCGCCGCCTTTATAGTATGTACTTCCACTTGTTCCGTAGTGGAATCTTTCAACTCCATCGTTAGATTTATGCCATATTCCATTTGCAAAATTAATACGGCCATCAAAACGCACATCAGACGCGTAATTTGAATAAAAATAACCAGTTGTGCCTATAGCAAAATTTTTACCTGAAGTTGGAGTTTCTTCAATATTGTGAATGGTCGCCGCTCCAAACCAAGATTCTACTTGCCAAATAAACGTTGGGGCGTAGTCAGAAGTTCTGCATTTTACATAAACAATTCTTGGTTGCCCATCTGCTCCCTGCACTTGTATTTCATTTAAATGATAATTATATGTATTACGAGTGATTACAACATATACTCCGCTATTGAAATATGTAGTATAAACGTCAAATTCTAATATTTCCTCACTATTCGCAGAACCATTTTTCATTAAGAATTTGGCGCGAGAATTATTAGGTATTGTTGCTAATTTAATCCATCCAGTTGATCCTAACGCAGGAGCTATTTGCGAATGTGGATATCTATATATAAGACCATGTTTAAAATCGCCATTTAAATCTAGTTTAGCACCAGGACTCGTAGTTCCGATGCCGACGTTGCCGCCGCTGGTGATGACCATCTGCGTAGTATTGTTCGTACTAAAATACAGCGGAACACTCGCAAATGCGTTCAGCACCGCAACCGTTGAGGACGCATACAACCCAACGATACGGCTGTCTCCTACCGCTACCTCAAAGCCAGAGTTGGTGGCTCCGTTTACTGTTACAGCAGTAGAGAATGACGACTTGTTCGGCGCAGTGGTCCCGATGCCGACGTTGCCGCCGCTGGTCAGGCGCATCCGCTCAGAAGAATCAAAACGGAAAGCGAGGTCTAGAGTAGTTCCGGAACCAGATTTTCCATTCTGAATAAAGGAGTAAGCATTGCCTGTGTCAGTCCCCAACCTCATAATCGAATAGTTGGTTTCTGCGTTGCGAGTGCTTATTCCCGTGCCGCCAGCATTTATTATGTCGAGCGGATGGATAGGGCTTGCAGTCCCGATGCCGAGGTTGCCCGCCACGCTGCTCGTCCCCGTCCCGCTGACGGTGAGGTTGCCGCCAATAACGGTACCTCCGCTATTGGTTACTTTGAGCAAATCTGACGAGTCTGAGGCATTTCGGACAAGCAGCGCCGAGTCGGTTGTGCGGCTGGCCTGAACATATAGACCGGGAGCGGTGGTAGCGTCAGTATTTATGAATGACCCAGCGTAAGCACCACTCGCGTTCGTGACGGATATTCGGCCAGAAAAAGAATGCGGGCCAGATCCGCTGACGGTGAGGTTGCCCGTAATCGCTGCCGCGCCCGCCACCTGCAACTTCTGCCCGCCGTCGGAGCTCGTGCCGATGAGGACATTACCATCACTTGTAATTCTAACTCTTTCTCCATGCGCTGATCCATTGTATGATTGGAAGATGTAATCTGCAAGATAATTGACTCCAACCGCCTGAGTCACAGTTCCAACAGACCAATCGTGAGAACCACCAGACCAATATCTAATAAAATTATATGTGCCAGGTGTACTATACTGCCCTATCAAAGTAAGACGAGGGGATGTATTTAATGCGGAAGGAGTATAAATTACTGAACCCGAAATATATTCAATAGCAGCGTTTCCACCACTAACATAAAGTTTTTCAGTTGGACTTGTTGTTCCAATACCAACTCTGTTTGAAATAGTAACATCTCCATTAGCGGCAATTCTCATTTTAGAGTCCGCAACGCTCACTTTAGTTGAATTAAACGCCCCGTTTACAGCAAAATGAAGCTCACCTATGCTGTAACTACCATTAGTGTATTTTGTAAAAATACCTTGTTTTTGGTAACTGCTATCGCTCGACATAGCGAACATAATACCAGCAGTAGTGTTCGTAGAATTGATTCCATTTTGAACTATTACAACCGGATTTATTTCCGTTGTGCTGGAATCGTTTTTGTTAACATGTAGTCTCGCGGCTGGACTCGCTGTCCCAATACCGACTTTGCCATTGGTGAAAGTAGCAAATAGTCCATTAGAGTCAGATATATCTAGGGTGTGCCGAGCATCATTAGCTTCATTATTGTTAATAAGCATTCCATGACTAACGCCACCGCTAGTAACAGTTCTAAACTCAGCGCCGTAGGTACCTACCCATGAACCTAAAGCTACCCCGTCTACATAATTGGCAAACCTAAAGGCATTTCCCCCATCAGTTTTACGCACTTCAAACCTTGCTCCCGGACTCGTTGTTCCGACTCCCAAACTTCCAGCCGTACTAATATGGACATTCTCCGATCCACTATTACCCAAAGAAATTCCACCAGCATAAGAAGTAATTAAAAGTTTTCTTGTAGAAGACTCGATACGATTTGTTGCGCCGTCCCATTGGCCAAGAACAAGCGCCGAATTATCTGTTGTCGAAGCAATAATCTGCCTCTTATCTGCGCCAACAATATGAAGTCTAGCGGATGGCGAAGAAGTGCCAATTCCCAAATCGCCCGAAACATAATGCGATCCAGTTCCATTAAGAGCTAAAGTATTGCTATTATACCAAACGCCAGAAGACCCATTGTATCTGATAATGTCATTATTTTGCGCATTAACTAATTTGACATCATGAAGCTCTTCTAATTCGTAACCATTTTGAACTCTTACGTAAAGTTGACCGTTTCCACTATTAGCTCTTTCGACAACTCCAATAAACACCATGTGGTTTGGCGCTTGTGGTTTTGTAACAGTTAATGAACCAGGCGTTGATCCTAACCAAAGAACATCTCCAGCTTGATAAGCTGATAGAGATAAGCCGTCAACAACACCAACACTTTTTACGTAACCGAGTTGCCCAGCAGTAATATCTTCAATTGTAACTCCAAGCGTTCTTGATGAAGTTGTATCAGAAAGATTAGAGGCTAATTTTACAGTAGCTTTATCTCCCTGCGCTCCAAATAAATAAACAACCTGACCTTTTGAAATCGTTCCTGTTTCTGCGTTTCTAACATAAGCGACCAAATCTTGTCCTAAATTAGTTGAACCGCCACCAATTAAACCTAATTCTATAGTGCCTTGACTATCATTCCATGTAAGTTCAGCAGGATCAGGACTTAGCCCAAGTCCAGTATGGAATTGAATATAATCAGTGTGGCTAATTGTGCCACTAAATACACCAGTATAATAACCTGTGAATGTGCCACTTAGAGCTACAGTTCCGGTAATGTTTGAGCCATCTAAAAAATAAGAACTATCGTAGCCATCAAGAGTATCGGCGTTTCCTATTCCTCCACTAATCTGACCAGTGTAAACGCCAGTTAAATTCGAAGCGTTTCTAAAATATGAACTGTCGAAATTATCTAGTTTATCAGCATCTGCGGCTTTGCCAGTAACGCTTAAATATAAGCCACTTAAATTTAAATCATTTATAACTCCAGTAGCATCAACTACTTGGAAATTAATTTGTTGATTACCTGTGCCTAGATAATACTTACCCATATTCCTTTTATATTAATTTTTTTAATCTGTCATTCAACTATTAAGAAACAACAGTGCTAATTACACTGGCTGTCCATTTAATAGTCGCTGACGTTTCACCTTTTACTTGCAATTTTAAGGAATCAAAAGTATTATCCGCATCTACATAAACTTCCCAAAGGCTATTGGAATCATCGCCAATTTTTGTTACATGCGCGTACCCGACAATCGCAGAATTTCCAGCCTTATTAGCGATTAAACAGTCGTAATTCCAAGAAGCTGCTTTTGCATTTACAAAATCAAATGCTGTAATTTGACCCTTAAAAGACGCTGCGGTATTAGAGGCTAATGTGATTCTGCCATTAGTGCCATTTAAAAACATTTCTGTTGTACTGTTATCCGTGGTAGTGCAGTATACTACAAAATGATCACTTTTCGCTTGAGCAGAGCCAGAAACAGTTAAACCGCCAACTGTAATATCATTTGCAGTTGATGCTCCATTCGTTGTGGTTGCGTCAAGAGTTAATTCTGATGTTACAGGAATATTAAAATAACCTGTTCCGTTATTGGTGAATGTCCAACGATCAGTTCCTTCGTTCCAAAGTAAAGCTGTATTTAATTGTGTACCGCGCTCAACTTCAACTCCAGCATTTTCACTTGGAGCAGATCCAGTAAAATCTCCATTCAAAAGAACAGTGCTATCACCAACAGAAACTGTATTGCTTTCAATTGTTGTTGTTGAGCCTTGTACAGTAAGATTTCCAGTAATAATCAGACCGCCATCGATTCTTAAAACTGTTGGATCAGATTTGTAAACTGAAACTTTATTACCGTCATCAAGACCAAAAATAAGAGCGTCAGCCGAAGTTGTTGCCGCCTCTAAAATAACTGGACCAGCTTTTACAGTAACTGAATCAGAGGCATCGCTACCAAGAATTGTGTTTCCGCTTACAACAAGATTACCGCCAATGTTAATTCCGTTGCTTGTGCTATTTCCGCTATCAGTTACGCTTTGTAAACCTCTTCCGAGAGCTTGATCAATTAATGGTCTAAGAGTTCCAGAGAGACCATAGACGGCATTTTCACTAGGAGCAGTTGTCGTTACACCACTTGCAATTTGATCACGAACAATAACAGCTGTTGTTCCAGTTGAAGTTAAAACGTGACCGTATGTATCATATGTAAAAGAAATTCCTGTAATCGCAGATCCAGCGGCAGCACTTACTGTGAGATCAGCGACACTTGAAGTGTCGGTGTGCGAAATAACAATTGCGTCGCTAGAAACTGAAAGGTCCAAGCCTGCACCGCCAGAAATTGTTACGCTATCAATAAACGATTGACCGCTTACTCTACCTGTTAAATTGATTGCCGCAATATCTGTTCCCGTAGATAAGGCTGAAAGCTGATATAATCCACCAGCGTTTACATAAAGATAACCAGAGAGACCTGTACCAAAATCAAAAACAGCTTTATTACTGGGAACTAAACCAGTTTCGCCACCAGTAACTGACTGGTTAATTATATGCTGTTTAACATCGGCGGCAACTACCGTTGCTTCACCAGTATTAAAGTTTACTTGATTACCAACCAGTGCTCCTGTATAATAAATTGCCATTTTTTGTGTCTCCCGTTATATAATTTACACGATTTTTATCTTACTTCTATTAAATTTAAATAGCCAACCCAACGTACAGTTGTGTTAGGTTTACCCACTACATTTACCTGCAAATAACCATAAGAAGTATTGGCCAAAACACTCACGCCGCCGCATCCAATTTCGTCAATTAAATTTACTATAGTTGTTTTGCCAATAATTTGGGTAAAGCCAGCGCTTATACCTTTTTTAATCGCCCCTTCTGCGTTATATGTTGCAGTTGCACCATTTGTATCTTTTGCTACTACTCTTAATTTAAAATACCAAGATGTATTATTCGGCAGTGTAAGTTTTTTTGAAGAATTGCCCAATTCCAGTTCGTAACTTAAACCATCCGTTGTTTCTTCTTTTAATATAAATTCTGAAACTTGCGCGTCACCATTTGCGCTAAAATTTCCATCTGCCATTACGCGCAAACCAGTAAGATAATTACTATATCCAGAACCTTGTATTAGCGTTCCAGTTACTGTTACGCTTTTCTCAAAGAAAACATCGTTGGTAGGATCAATTTTGTCTTCCCACAAGCCCGTGACAAAAGAATACTGACCGCTTGTTAAGTGGAAATATTCACCAGTTGTTCCTCCTTGCAAGTCAGGCGAAGAATTGTGTAGTAATTGATCGGTTTCTACAACAGAAACAGGACCGCCAGTACCAGAAATAATAATTTCTGTAGCTGGTAATTCGCCTGATATAATTACTTCTACAATTTCTGGCATCTTATGATAGAGTTGTTATATTAGTATCTACGTTAACAGTTCCTTTCAAAATCTTTTGAAAAGAACCGTCAGAGTATTTTACTAAAACGTCGTACTTCAACGGACCTGGATGTAAAATTGCCGTTTGTGCCGCCGTTAAACTTAACTCTATAATACCAGAAACAGGAGTGATTTTTGTAACAGTAAAAGTAGCAATTGTTGGGAAATAATAATCTTGTTTTATTTCAGCGTCTATTGTTGCTGTCGTTACGTTAATCGGAGAGCCATTGCCATCTTTTAATGTTAAAGTCACTCGGTAATCAACGTTTCTCTCAATGTAAATATTATAAGTCGATGCTGACATAGCGGCGCTTTCTATGTTTTACACAAAAAGCGCACCGTAAAGATGCGCTTTTAAAGGTAAATTTAAATATTTTAAAGCAGCCCCGTACCAGTTAAGGTCAAAACATCATTGACCATACTTTTGCCTACAATTTGAACTGGAGCAGCTTGATAAGAATTATAGGCGGTTACTAATCGATTTAATTCATCGAAATTGTCTCTGGACATTTGACGAAACTGTTTGCTAATTTCATTACTATTTACGAATGTAACAGAACTATCTTCATCTCGGATTGAAATGATCGCGCTGCCAGATCCGCCAGCCGCAGCTTTAATTGCGTTTCTCGACTTCTTTTTGTAGTAATGACCTAAATATAAATGCTTATAAATATTTGCCTGTTCTGGGGTTAAATCTGCTCCAGCGCCACTAAGATCAGTATAAATTAAATTATTTAACTCTCCTAGATTTGCCTCCATCCAGCCAGAAATTGAACTAAGATTCACTTCTGAAACATCAGCGTCAAATTCGTAGAAAAAAACGCCACTAGCGACTTGAAATAAATTAGCCATTTAAAATCTTTGTGAGCTTTTCTTTTTGCTCTTTTGAGAACATCTCTTTTTGTTGTGGTTGAGGAGAGAAGTATCCTCTGGATTGTACATTCTGAGTATCAAATTGACGCAAAAGACGAGTTTTGATAGCCGCCATAGTACCTGAGCCATCTATCTTAAGTTTTCGCGCAAAATCTTGAAGTTGTAGCTGCGACATAGCGTCGAGGTCTTCTTCGAAAATTTTACGATTAGCTGTACCAAAAACATTAACTTCTTTAATGCCTAAAACCACTTCTAACTCTCTTACTTTTGAACGATATTCAGATGAATTTTTATCCGCGATAGAATTAAGCTGATCTAACAGACTAGCTTTAGTAACTTCAGTAGATTGTCCGGTTGAGATTTCCATACTAAATACTATCGTAAGATTTACACATTTCAATCATTTAAATGAAATAAAAAACCCGCCCCTTTCGAGGCGGGTTTTTAACAGGTTTTTAAACCTTAGACGATCTTGCCAACGAGGGCACGAACATCGAGAACTACGCGGCCTTCCTCAAGGGAGCCGAAGTAGCCGATCTTGTTCTGACGGATGCTGTACTGGTCATCAGCAGTGAGCGAGAACTCCGAGTTGGAGTCTGGATCAGTTGCGACAACACGGAGCAGCGAATCGCGGGTGCGATCAATACCGACGAGAATTTCCTCGGTAGCGCCGTCGAATGTGTTGGTTCCAGTACCATCTGCTTTTGGATACTCTGTGCTTGCGGCAGCTGTATCGAAGATGGTATTGAACTTCTGACCTTTTCCAAGCTCACTGAACTCAAGGATGGAAACACCGTAGAAGCTGGGAATGCCAGCGGCGCTATAAATAGCGCTGCGCATTTCATCAGTAGCGGTGATGCCAACGGTTGTGCCAGTGCCCGAGCCAGCAGTAACTCCAGCAACAGTGTTGATGGGGTTATAAGCCATAGCGCGGATCTGCTCTACGATCTCTGGGGAAACCAGAAGATCAGTAATACCAACGCGAGAACCAGTGGCAGGTGTGCCTTTGGCCCATGATGTGTTGATACGCTTGGCGAGTGTGAGCAGTTCGTTGAGATCAGCCAAGAGGAAACGACCAGCTTGGTTAGATGTCTGAACGTGCTTCTTGCCATTTGTGACGGCGTTGGCCAAAGCAGTCATTGCCAGTGTAGCTGAGGTGCGCTCCTGCTTGAGCAGGATTTCCTGAGCCATACGGGTGAAGGTTTTGGCGACGACATCCATACGATGCTTGGCAGCGTAACGACGGTCAAAGGAGAGAGCGCTGTCCAGCGTATAGGTGGTCAGCTTCATCTCTGAGACTGTGGGAAGAACCTGATTGGTGGGAAGACCACCAGCTACGGACTGTGAGTATACAGTGATGTAGTCCTCATCAGTTACGTCGTAATACAGGTCGAGAGGAATGCTGGGATTATCATCAGCGTTGTATGAGAGGCTGGTGAACAAATTGCTCAGTGTGGGAGCATTGTTGATAACCTCTGCAAGAACGGGACCGATGAACTCAGCGAGTGCGACTTGAGCATCATAAGCAACAGTGCGATTGCGGCTAGCCATTGCTTTGATAAGCTCAATCTGTTCTGGAGTGCGCTTTAATGTGATTTTCATTTAAGTAGTTTCCTTTCTTATTACATGCGCAGACCGATTACTGCGAAGTTGCCCGCATAAGCGTCAGAAACGCTTGTGAGTGCGGTGCGTGAACCTGTGCCGAGAACGATGCCGAGCTTGCCAGCGTCGTCGTGGGCGCAGCCAGTTACTTTTCCGCCGTTAGCAGAGAGCTTGAAGCCCGAGCCAACCGTGAGTGTGCCGTCAATGGCATTAGCGGAGAGGGTGAAGATGCCGCGAGTAGCGACTGGAACGGCTTGGCCGGGCAGTACGCACATAAGCTCTTCAGCCTTCTGGCGGTAGTAGAGAAGTTTTTCACCATTCTCGTCGTGCTTTGCAGTCTGACGGAGGGTGAGTCCAAGGCAGTTGGTCAAGTCACCAGAAGCAGCAGGAGTGACTTTGAGATTTACCTTTGGATATTGGTTAACACCGACATGGGGGAAGTCGGTCTTGCCGAGATAAGAGTCGGAAGAGTATGAAACAGGGTCAAGGTCAAAGTTGCCAGCGGAAACTTTGACAAATACCCCTGCGTCACCAGTTCCAACGCCGGTTACGTTATCGTTGACGGCAGCGTCAACGAGAGCGTACATATTTACCACATCATTCTCGTTATATTGACGGAATGGTAGGAGACGATTAGCCATAATAGTTGTCCTTTGAGTTGTTTACAGTTAATTATTATTATTTAGAATAGCTTACGCTAATATTTTCGCGAGAGAACGCTTTGGCGAACTTCTCACGGAAAGACTGCTCAACAGCAACTTTGCTGTCAGGAGCTTTGTTGGTGGCTGTTGCGTTATCGAGTGCAGCAGCGACATCAGCCTTCTGTTCCTCGACTTTTACTTCGGGAGTTGCAGAAGCTTTGCTGACTTCTTTGAGACGAGCTTCAACCTGCTCAGAAATTTTCTTTTCAATCTCTGCGGCTTGAGCTTTGATAAACTCTTTGTTCTTGTGCTTCCAAACAGCAGAGAACTTCTCCTTGTAAGAAGCGAATGCCTCTTCGGTAGCTTCAAGAGCTTGAACTTCACCAATGATCAATTTGCGATCTTCATCGCTAAGATCATAAGCGGCATCAAGTTCACCAACGCGAGCATTAATACGAGCTACAGCTTCTTCTTGAGCTTTTGCTTCTTTAATCTTGTTAAGCTCTTCTTGTGTTTTGGCAAGCTCTGCCTTCATTGATTCTACTGAAGCGACTGTCTCATTGTAAAGCTTCTCGGCTTTGTCTTTAGCGGCCTTCTCGGCTGCAATGGAGTCGCGATACTCTGCATCTTTTTGTTTGATGGCTTCAGCGAAATGGCTGGTCATTGAAGCGACAGCCTCTTCACCAAACTTCTTCTCAAGAAGAGCAGACTTTAACTCTGTGATAAGTTTTTCTAAGTCCATATGGTTTATTGTTTTTACATTTTTTCTCTCTAAAATGGAATTTGATTTTTTATTCGATAAAAATGCCTGCACTTCTTGGATACAGTTTTCAGTCGCTTCTGCCTCTTCGTTTTTGTTCTCGTCTTCTTGTAAATGAAATGACGGAGCGTTTTCAAATGCTACAACACCATTGACTTGCGCTGCTGGATTTGTAGTAAATCCGCCACCTAATGGATAAATCTCTCCAACGATTAATCTGTAAACTGGAGTGCCGTCTTTTAATTTACCAGAGCCGCCTTTTGCTTTTAAAAATGGAGCGAACTCTTCAATTTGCTTTGGGTCAGTAATGATATCAGCATCTTTTAAAGATTGACTTCCAACTGCCAAATAATAATTACTAAAACCAATTTCCCAACTTGCAGAAATTGAATTATAAAAAGAATCTTTTGGGTCAGAATTTCTCAACATCAGCGATGTGAATTTTTTATCAACAGTTTTATAAATAACACCGGCAACTGACAAATAAACAGGATCAAGACTCTTGCCAACCTCTTCTTCTGTTAAAAATTTGTTATCAGAAATTCTATTGAAAGAGTAATTTGTGATATGGCCAACAACGCGCTCTTTGTTATGCTCAATGTTAAGATATTTATTCATGAAGCGCTTTGCAATCTTTGATGCAGTAGCGCCAGAAATACCATCTCCGTTGTTATTGATCATATTCGGGACCGCAAGATTAAAAGAAACCCCGAGAAGATCAGGATTGTCTTCAAAATCTATTTTTGGAGAAAGTTTCTTGAGTTCATCCAAAGAAGCTTTGGATACTTTGAAGCGTTCATCCGAAATACCATAACAAGCGACAGCAACATTGTCCAAAATCGTGCTATACTTGAATGCCATATTTTATTTTACAGCAGAATGATGCAAAATGGCCGCAGAATATTCATCAAGTAAAAATTCATCAGCTGCATCAAGAACAGATTGCATTGGTTGCAGCTTTTCAATTTCATCAAGATTGGCCATGCATTTTTGAACACTTGCTACCCAATCTTCTCTTGAACTTGATGCAATAACTTTCTTACAAAGATTTGCTACATTTGATTTTTGCTCCTCGCTTAAAGAAGCCACGGCAAATTTCTTTGCCGCAAAATCTTCAGCCGCTTTCATAAAAGCATCTACTTCATAAATTGTAGTTTGAATATCTTTTCTTGATGCGGTTGCTCCAACAGGTCTGCCAGCACCAGACTGTTTAGGTGCTGCGGTAGGAGTTGGGGTCGCTCCTTGTACCATTGGTACGCCACCAACAATTGGATTATAATATCCCTTCTCTCGGTCAGCGACAAATTTTTGCTGCGCAGAAGAAAGATCAGCAACATTAGGCAATTTACCATTATTAATAGATTCGATGCCTTGCTCTGGAGTAAGAATCCCAATTTCCATCAAACGACTGATGGTTCTCATGTATTGAGTTTCATCTTTCAAATCGATTTCGGTAAATTTAGCTGTAGGCCAAGCGCGGAATCCCAAGTCTTTAGAAATACGAATAATTTCTGGCTGAAGAACGTCATTAAGAAAGGCGTTTCTAGCTTCTTTTAAACGCTCCATAAAGAAACTAATTTTCGCACTTTGACCATTGTATTTTTCGTTACCAAGCATAACGTTCATCAAGCCCTCCTTGATGTCGTCATTTAAAACTTCGTATTTTTCTTTGCCAACAACTTTCTTTAAATCAGGAATTACGAAATCAGCTTTTGTGGTATAATCAGAAACAAGAACACGACCAACACTTTCATTCATAAATAAGTTTTGCATGGCTGTCATGTTGGCGGGATTAATACCGCCTTTATCTGGCTCTGCGCCCATTGTAATTAAAAGAATTACATTCTCTACGGTACGCGCAATAGCTTGGTCAATACGCTTTAATTCAATTTTAGCATTAATATCCTCAAGAACTGGATAAGCGAAGGGAACGGCAAATGGTTCATAATCTTGTTTCTTATAAAAAGAATAAAGCAAATACTTTGGATCAAGCTTCATATTCAAACCGTCTCTAAAATACTGTTTGCTCTTGATTTGCTTTTGAATTTCTGGGTCAAATCCATTAAGGAGTTCAACGTCAGCGTCATCCTTTGGATTCTTTAGGCGTTCAAGCTCATATTCAGAAAGAATCTTTTCGTAAACCGCCTCTGCAAAAGAACTAGAGATTTTGGCTACAACATCGTAAGGATTAATCAAAATATAACGAAGAGGAACTTTATTGTTTTTGATTCCGTTTTCGCTTAAGCCCGAAAGAAGTTTAAAATCTTCAGCATTAAATTTACCGTCAATACGATAAAGGAAAATATTACCGCTACGATAGTATTCGCGAAAATACTGATCTTTAAGTTTCCAGAGTTTAATTTTCTCAAACCATTTTTGAAAAAATTCACGGCTACGTTCCGTGCCGCCTTCAAGATAAACGTCTGTGTTGGCAAACTCTGTGGCAATATCAATTGTATTTCTAACAATCGCTACGTTTGCATAAGCCTTCTGACAAAGAATGATTGCGTCGCGAACATCAACGCCGTCTTTTGTATATTCGTAGGGAAGAAGACCTTGACTAAGCAACGAGTATCTGCCAATGTTTACATCAGTTCCATTTCTTGGGACTTTAGTTTTTGATGGGGACGCGTTTTCTTTTGCTCTGTTGTATGAGGCTTGAGAAACTTCTTTGAAAAAAGGCTCGCCCATGAGTTTTGGCTCATACGAAGCTTGAGAAACTTGAACAGGCTGTACTTTTTCAAATCTTGTCCAATAATCAGACTTTTTATTGTATTGGCGTGCCATTTTATTATATAATAAAAGTTACACTAAAAGTCTCAAAAGTACTTTGTATAACTTTTACCGAGCAAAGAATGGAACAAATGTAGAAGTACTTTTTTCAACTTTGGTGTCTATCATGTCAAAATATACCTTAGCCATCCAGTTCCCAAGAACTAAACAAGAATAAGAGTCCTTTCTTGTTTTTTCTGCTCCGCTTTGCTTTTTTAATTCTGGCGGCAAATCAAAGCTTTGATGACCATTAGCGGTTGTTGTAGGCATGATAAGAGAGCATTGAGCCTTAACCAACTCAATCATATCAGCCTGATGATCAACAAAATCTACCATTTTAGCTTCAATGCTTTGACCATCTTCTTGATCGCGAATAAATTTTAAACCTTTAATTGGAATATTTTTACTTTTCTGGGCAGTGAAATCATTGTCAACCGCTTCTGCTGCAAAAAGAATTTTTCTATGGTCTAAATTAGACTGAAGTAGTTCATTAGCATATCTAATCCATGAACTTGTTGGTATTCTTAAGTAGCAAATTTTATTAGTGCTTTTATTGTATACGTTTCTTGCTTTCCTTAATTGGTCTTGATAGGTTTCTGGCGCATCAAAATCAGCTTCAAATGTTTTAATTTCAATTTTACTGTTCTTAAATAATTCGCTTTCATTCGCGGCATTTATGAACTGCAATCCACCGTTATAGTCGCCGCACATTGCAACAATATTAAAATGATTAAATAAATAATGCAGATATTCAATATGCTTTTTTAAATTTGTGCCAGAAAGCGCGTAATTATGCACAAGAATTCCTTTGCGAGTAGCTTTATCAAGCTTTACGACATTCATCGCGAAATCGTCAGAAGATTCATTTTCTGCCCATGAAGGGTCAAAGCTTAAAATATATTCGGCGTTCTTTTCTCCAGCTACTTCAATTGCCTGTCCTTCGCCAACCTTAATTGTGCATTCGTGCATCTTGCTAAGTTTGAAATAACCAGAAGAATCATCTACAAATTGAGATCCAAACTCTCTTTTGAATTGGGATTCAGACATTGTTGCTTTTGCTTGAGTCAACAAGCTTTCATCGTACAAACCATGAGGAGCAATATCGTAAGAGAAATGCAAGATTGCTCTTGAAGCGGAGCCTTTAGCATTTCTTTCTGGAGTTATAATCAAATTTTCGTATTGCTTGTACAGCTTATACATGTATTCGAATTGATACGAAGCAGAAGAAAGAACAATAATTTTGTTATTGGGCCAAGCGTATCTATCTTCTTCTTTCATTTCGCCGCGTTTAATAAGCTCGGTCTCTAAATCCCAAACTTGTTTTCTTTCGGTTGGGTTTTGAACAACGGAAAGGAACGGAATAATAACTTCATTAAAAATGCGATCTGGCATCAGCAAGAATTCGTCAATCATCATGCGGTGGAAACGAAAACCACGAAGCTTTTCGCCGTCACCAAGAGGCAAACATGTAATCTTGCTGCGGCCAATTTCCATTGTCCATTCATCGGAGCTTTTGGAAACTTTAGTAATGCACTGTTTTAAAAATACTGCGTTAGGCTTCTCTGCAATTTCTTCTATCTTACGGAAAATCATCTTCGCCTGACGGAATGTTTTACTGACAATGCCAATATGCACGCCTTGATTTAATATGGCGTCTAAAGATGCAAATACCGCGCAGGTAAAGCTCTTTGATAGTCCACGACTCCATACCATCATAGAATAATCTGTTTCAAACATGGTTTTAATCGCCATGTGTTGGAATGGAAACAGTTTAACTCCACAAATAATCTCCGAAGAGAACGAAATATTTGAACGTAAGAATTTATAGAGAAGGATTTTGGCATCCCTCTCTTCCAAGAATCCCTTTTTATCAAGAATTTCTTGATTTACGTTACGGAATAAATTTTTTCTTTTTTGATTTCCTTCGATCCAAGCCATGATGAGTCCTTGTCTAAGAAATATTGAATGTCTACGTCCCAAAGAAGACTGCCGATTGCAGTCAATTTGGGAATTAGAATTTCACTATTAGTTCTGTTACCTGAAAATATAAATTGGCAATATCCCGCAAACTCATGTTGCAGCAATCTCATGTTATGGTATATGAATTTCAAATTCGCCTTATGAGGAGTAAAGTCATTATTATTCCTTATACGTTCTAAAGTAGATTCGATAACTATAAACAAATAACATTCCATTTCCTTGCATCTTTGTAGCTCTCGCCTAAATCTATTCAAGTTATCTCCAACTAAAGTTCCTTTAAAATCAGATTCAGACTTTCTATCGACAAAAGTTTTTGTATAGTTCGTGCCGCCAGCGGTATAGTCACCGAAATCTAATTTAACCTGCCTCTCTCTTTTAAAACTTAAAGGCTGCTGCTCTCTTGTATCAACAAAAATTTCAACGTCAGAAAAGTCTTCGCGAAATTTTTTAGGCAAACTCCTTCTGAACATAGGTTCAATTTTGATCTCGTCGCATATTCCAGAATATGAACCAAAATGCTTTTTATAAAGATCAATAGTTGGCATATCACTAGTTTCCAACTCCAAATGACATGGTGCATATTTCAAATCTTTACTCTGCACCCTATATGCTAGCATTTTTTTAATCTGTTCTCTTACCTTTTCTGGAGATTCTATTTCGCACCACCTTAAAAGCTGCTCTCTATTTTCAAAATCTTTTTCAAAATAGGACTCTTTGTCCTTAAATGGCAAGAAAGTTCCTGTTAATAGATTTTTCCTTGGATAATGGGCAAGATAGTACTCATTAATACCTATCTTATGTTTTTTTATATGGGCGTGCAGACTCCTTTCCGAAGAAAAGGAACTATTGCAAATTTTGCAACGGTTGGAATCGTTAGACTGCATCATCTAATGATATTCCTAATATGCGCGCCTTCCACTCAACCATACTTTCCATCTTTTTAGCCTCATCAGTAACAAGCGACTTTTGCATTTCAGCAATTTTAATCATATTAGCGCGCTCTTCTTCGTCTTGGAAAAGTTGAACAATAGAAAGGATAGAAGCATTCTCTTTTTGCCTAGATGAGATTCTTTCGCGCCTATCTCCTTGCAGTTTTTTAATTAAACTTTCCACTCTACCTTCGCATTGGTGGTATTCGCTACTTTTTGCTTTTATGATCTCGGCCAAACGAATACTCATTTCGTTTTGCTCCTGAGTTTCCTCAAACATTTTATTAAGTTTGTCTAAATGGCGAGAAGTAGTTTCTAGATTAATAATTTCTTTGCAAACATTCATGTACAAATTAACCTCATCTGCCGTCAAATCAGGTTTATCCCAAGTCATGCGGATAAACTCCTGCTCGAAAATGTTTCTGTCATCTTCTGACGTATAGCAATTTATAATTTTTTGAAATCTAGAGTTTGCCAGATTGATAGAAAGCTTTTCTGCACAAACTTTATGATGTCTGCTTAATCTATCTTTATCAATCTTTTCTCCTGTCGCTTCATTGATACGATTAATAACTCTTTCTATTGAACGCGGAGTTTGATATTTAACAAACATCGCATCATCTGATGTGGCATTATTCTCGCAACCAGAATTTCTAATATAAGAACCGACAGTTCTATGCTCAAGACCCATTGCCGAAATTGGGCGATCTGGATAAAGAAGCTCCGCAATTCTAAGAGCAGAGATTCCATTCCTAGCTTGATCTTCAATAAACTGCTCTTGTTCTGGCGTTAGCGGCAGATCACCAATCTTTTCGTATTTTGATGTTTTATACTGAATTTTATTGGACGCCAACAAAGAACGTATAGCGATCCCTTGTTTTGTGCGTCCATCCAAATTTTCGTCATTGAAGAATTTGCGCGTGATTGTATTTAAATCAGGGAACTCTTTTGCAAGCTCCATGATTTTCTTGCGATCTTCTTCTGTGAAACTTATTTTATTGTTGGCCACCTAAGATATCCTCATCTTGTAGAATTTTCATCGCTACTTGTTTAAATAGCTTTTTAAAATTCTTAATTTGTTTATATCCAGCTTTTTTGCCCTTCTCATTTGTTTTGTATCCCATTTCTGCCGCAACCTTTTCTTCGTCTGCTCCATCAATATAGAGGCGTGCATAAACTTTATATTGCTTTGGTGCTAAACGATGCTTCATTTCTTCGTGCAATCTAGCGGCGCTAGTAATGACATCAAAGTTTAAATCTTTCATTCCTTGAACAGATTCTGAATGATTCTCTATGGAAACGGAAAGCTTAACATCATAAGCTGATTTCTTTGTCTTCTCCCATTTTTTATACAAAGGGCATTCGGAACATTGTTTGCCGCTTGGCGTGATTGAGCAAGCTGGAGGCTCATTGCCTAAACTAAACTTACAAGCTAAACATGGACGAACATAATTTGAATAATTATTTCGTAAAAGATTTTTAATCTGATTAACGGTAATACGCGCAATCCAAGGCTCAAGAGGACGTTCTTGCTTCCACATTTTCCATTTTTTAGAAATGTGAAAACGAATGATTTGAGCAACATCTTCATAATCCATCCAAGCAATAGCTTTAAGCTGCCAGATGTATCTGTGCTTTTCTATGATCCTATCAATAACTTCTTGCTTGTCTTCGTATTTAATTTTCTCGCGCTTTAGAGCTTCCATATTTGGTGGGAGATAAGCCATCTATCCCACCAACTCTTTTTGGAGCGAATTTCCTTGCTCCAGCTTGAGGGTTACGCGATAAATCTTCTAAATTAAAAGCCCTGAACCCACCTTCCATTTCTATTTCAACATCAAGTTTGCCAATATCAGGCACTTGATCTATATTTGTATTGTCTTCTGATTCGTCTTCTTCGTCTTCAGAATCAACTGCTCTAACTGGCCTTTTCTGTACTTGTGGCATTGACTTGCCATTCATAGAGTTTCCGCATTTTGAACAAAAATTTGGAGCAAAACCAGCATATTCATGTTTCGCACCACAACTTGTACAGAAAACGTTTGCCATATTACTATTTTTCTAATTTGTTAAGTTTATCGCTGAGATTTTCCAGCTTTACCAATATTGTAGCTATATCTCTTTGAATTTCAACCATCTTATCAGTATTAACCGGCTTTCCATCATCATCTACAATCTTTGACAAGCGGCGCGATATATTTTTAACTTCCGCATTTACATAAGAAAGCTGCTCGGCTTGAACAGTAATTTCTTTGGCTACTGGCAAGAAATCATCTCTTTTGACATAGGTAGCATTGAGATAAAATAAAAGGGCGGCAATAGCCATGCCGCCCATAATTTTAATTAGATTAGCCCAATTGCTCAAAAGGGACAGCTTTTCTTCTTGTCTCTTCATGATTATTTATATTCTTAATCTTCTTTACAATGAATTTTAGAATTTCGCTTCTTTTTATATCTTCTTCCGTAAACTCAAACGAGAAGATGCCATGCTGGGCTGAATCTTCGTCTGAAAATAAATTGTAAAAGTCGATAAATCCATTTTTACCTTTGATGTCTGATTGCATAAAATCTCCGCATAGGAAAATTTTACTCCCATCCCCAATTCTAGTAATAAGGGTTGTGATCTCCTTGAGTGTAAAATTTTGCACTTCATCTGCGATTACGATTTTGTCTGTTAAAGTGCTGCCTCTAAGGAAGTTAATGGGAGTTGCAGAAATTCTACCGTCGTCCTTTAAACGATGAGCGTCAATAGGTTCGATTATTTCTTGAATTTTGTCTTCAAGAGGGAGCAGATACGGTTGAAACTTTTCGCCAACTGTTCCTGGCAAAGAGCCAAGAGATTTTTCGCCGCTTTCAGCGATGGTTCTAATATAGATAATATCTTTTTCATTGTGGTTGATAAGGTTAAGTGCCGCGTAGACTGCCATAAAAGTCTTTGAAGTTCCCGCTGGTCCAGCGATAAAGACTATTTTGGTCTCGTCTCCTAAAAGTATTTTTAATAAGTTTTGTTGTTTCTCAGTGAATTTGAATTTGCGTTCTTTGAATTTTATTTCTGTTTTCATCTGCGGAATAATTACTTCCGAAGATGCCGACTTTGTTTTCTTGGGCTTTTTTGCCATAAAGTTACACCATCTCTTCGACTATCTGTAGCCCTCCTTTTGCTACACCATTGCCATCTATGGATAAAGTTTGCGCATTTAATACGCCAGCAACGGAAAATGAATATCCATTGGCAATAGTTATTGTCGCAGTTACGGATTGTTTAGGTTCAAAATCAGAAAGCCAATCAATGTTTGATATTCCATTTATTTGCAACGATTTAGTAATTTTACCAACACTGGCTTTCTTAGGGTATTCGCTACCAATTTCGTAATTAGTTAATCTTTCAATATCTAAATTAAAATTCAAATTTTCGTATTCTTTAATTTGCTGCTGGGCAGTTAAACTTGAAAAAGAAATAGAAGTTTCTCTAAACGAAAGCGGCAAAAGTTCATTGACAGCTTGCTGCGTCGCGTCTTCAGCGGAATATACATATATTCCAGAACCAGTAGCTAAACCATAAGAATCAAAATCTAAATTTGCAGATATTACTTTCCAAGGTTCAATGGTTATTGACATGCTCTTTAAAAAGCATTTGTCAAATCTATAACTGGGAACTTGGATGAATGATCCACTAACAAAATCTCCAGTCAAAGAGAAAAAGTCTTGAAACTGATTGACGCCAACGCCAGTAACAGGAATAACCGAAACGGAAACGGAAGATGACTTTGGCCCAGTTTGAATATAATAATCAAGTTCCTGACCAATTCTTTTTACTCTTTTTAATTGGGTTGTGTTGTTGGCGCTAAAGTTCGTTGCATACAAAACTTTATAATTTCCAGTGGACAAGCTCTGCTCGTTTCCAGTAGAAATCAAAGCTCTAATATTATCGTATGTAACGTAAGGCATGACAAATTATTATTTGTCTTTTTTGAACATTTTCAAGTCAGCTTCATCAATCATACTAAGTCTCTTGAGAAGTTTAACATTCTCAAGCTTAACATTTTGCATTGTTATTCTATGACCGCCAGTGACCATTCCCTGCTCGTTTACATCATATAAAAATAAAGTAGTTGACATCCAACCAATACGAACAATTCTGGCTGGGTTTTTAGATCCGTCCCAAAAAATAAGAACGTCATCTTCTTTTAACCCAGAGGTCATTCTGAAAATAAGGCTTTTAACAATATTAATTATAAATTCTTTAAAAAGCAAAGAACTTACGCCAGCTACCAAAAGCACAGAGTTTTCAGAAATAAATGCGTTGAATTCTTTTTCCATCGTAAGAATTTACACTTTTTTAATCCAAAGCTATTGACAAATCAAATTTTTAGGGTAAGATATCTTTTATGACTAGAATAGTCGTAATTTCAGACACTCATGGCAAGCATGGCGCGCCTTTACCAGACGGAGACGTTCTCATCCATTGTGGCGATTTCTGCTCTCATGGCCAATACAAAGACGCAATCCAATTTTTGGGCTGGTTCCAAGCGCAACCTCACCAAAGAAAAATTTTCATTGCTGGAAATCATGATCTTGTTTTTGAGCAAGGCTCATATCACGACATTGAAATGCTCACCCATGTTTTTTTGAACGATTCCACCCACTATCTCAACGATAGCGGAATTAATCTGTTTGGGATAAACTTTTGGGGCAGTCCAGTTCAACCAAGATTCTTTAATTGGGCATTTAACAGAGATCGCGGCGCAGATATTAAAAAGCATTGGGACAAAATCCCAAGCGGCACCGATGTTCTCATCACTCACGGTCCACCTTACAAGATTTTGGATGAAGCTCCTCGTTGGAATTTTGGCTCTTATGAGAATGTAGGATGCAAAGATTTGCTGGATAAGGTTTTAAAAGTTAAACCTAAACTGCATGTCTTTGGGCATATCCATGCTTCAGGTGGTCAAACTTTTTCTACGGATCATACTATTTATGCTAACGCCTCAATCTGCACTGAGGAATATGTTCCACTCAACAAACCATTTATTTTTGACATTGACGAAAACAAGAATATCGATATCATAAATATACACTAACATGGATCAAAAAAACATCAACAGAGAAGTTTCTATGGAAGAGGTCAAGAGTATTATTCTTGATTTTTACAAAAACCTAGATAAAAATAACATTCACTTCAATTCTGTAACATCTGACGATGCTTTTTTTGAGGAGCTTCAAGCTTTGCTGGAAAAGCATTTTGACCATCCTGATTACAAAAATTATAATTAAAGATGAACGGAAAAGGATCTAAACCTAGACCTCTTTCTGTTTCTAAGGAGGAGTTCAATAAAAATTGGGATGAAATTTTCGCTAAAAAAGCAAGTGTTCCAGTAAAAACGCTTGACAATGGCGACCAATTCATTGAGATCCCTCAAGTGCTGATGGATAGTTTGGGCTGGAAAGTAGACGATGAAATCATTTGGACCGAGCAATCTGATGGCACATTCAAATTAACCAAAAAATAATATGGGAATGTTCGATAATATATCTGTAGCAGACAAGCTTCCTTATTCACAGGAAATGATTGATCTTGGTTTGGATAAAAACAATAGAGATTTTCAAACTAAAGACCTTGATTGTTCCTTATCTCAATATTGCATTCAGCATGGTGAACTTTTCGAAAAGAAGTTTAAAAACGAAAGGTGGATTCAAGGCGATCCAAAAGCTAAATCTTTTAGTGACCGTGTAGGACACATGGAAAGAACTGATGAGTATTGGGATAAAGTAAATTTCCACGGCGTCATTCATTTTTACGATAATGAATATGATGTTCAAGATAAGTGGGATTGCTGGATAGAGTTTAAGGCAATTTTTACAGATTCAAAACTTGACCGCATTGAACTTTTTAAGTTTGAAAAAACTGATAATGAAGGAAGAAAGCAACAATCAAAAAAATGGGAGGAAAGATTGCATCGCGAATATAATCTTTGGTATAATAAATATTTTTTTCACACTGCCCCTTTTCTCTGGTTTAAGAGAAAAATCTACAACAAGATTGCGGATGGAATTATTTTCGTTGGCCAAAAAATGAGGGGGTATTAAAATGAAATATAAAACAATACCAAGTGCATTACCAATTGAATACGAGAACAAATGGATCAAGCTTTACAGAAAGCCTTGGGCATTATCTTTGGATGATTGGGAAATTTTTGACGCTGAAGTAAAAAAGAAGCATCCCATCCAATACTTCTTTAGAGAAACTGTTCCTATAACTTTTGGGCGCATTGGAGTCTCAATTCTTAATTTTAAATGGGCAATCAGAAATTACTTCATTAATCCGAGAAAAGAAATGAGAGCCGCTGTATTTCCAGCGAGGTATCAAGACTTGCCTGAAATCATATTTGAATTTCACTGTCAGGTGATCAAAGAATTCGTTGAAAGAGAAAAATATTTTGATATTTTCTTAGCGGAACACAATACTAAAAGATCTTCTTTCGAAAAAAATTTAAATAAATACTATTGCTATATAAATGAAACTCGGCCAAAGCTTTTAGTAGAGATGGATTGCGCTCTCAAGCCAAGATTAAGAAATAAATTTTCCAATAATATTAAAAAGCTTGACAACCAAATGATGCTTTGGGTAATTAAGCATCAAGAGTACTTCTGGACTTAAGGTATAAAATATAAAGGCGCTGCTAGTGTAAACTAGTAGATGTCTTTATTACAATACCCAGTTTATTATCTAGACCCTAGAGATGGGTATAATATTTATCATTTCTATTTAAGGAACAAAGACATGAAACCATACTTATTCGTTGATTTAGACGAGACATTAATTCACACTTATGATTTTCACGAAATGCCGTGCAAATGTGCGGTGCCAGTGACGGTTGAAAACGTTGAATTTAAAACGTCCCTGAGACCCGGCGCAAAGGAATTTCTCGCTAAATTGCGTGAGATTGGAGAGGTTCGTATGTTAACTATCGCCACTTACGATTATGCAATAGAAATGAATCGGCTCTTTGATTTGGGTTTTGTAGAAAAGGATATTTATGCTCGCCACCATATTCAAGCCCCTACTATTGATTTAAAACCAGCAGAGTTTGTTTACTTGTTCGATAATTTACCGCTTCGAGAGAATCGTCGTAAGGTTGAGTTCTTAAGATGCGTGACCACAAACAAGTTGCCCAGTTATATTCAAGTCAAGGAATATAGCGGTGGGCAACGCTTTCCTCTTGATGAACAAGAAATCAATCGTTTAATTGCCACCATACATGGATCAAATAGAAATACTCAGGAAAGCTCCGAAAGAGCATTATACACTACATAATAACAAGTTAATTAGAGTAGAGGATTTACTTAAGCTTTTAACTAAAAAAGAAAATAAAAAGAAAAAATGAAATTCGATACAAAGAGTGAGCGCTTTCAATTTGTTTTAATGATTTTAGCAATCATCGCGGATGTTGCCCTTATAGTTAATATTATTCACCATTGGTGAAATTACTCTCCCCGGTTTCCCGGTTCTTAAAGCGTAAAGAAAGTGGGGATTTTTCCCCATTTTGTATAAATGGGGGCGGGGGTGTGTAAATTACTATGTGAAGAATAACCACGATCTAGAAACAGATTGGTTAATTATTTTTCTTATACTGTGCCTCACTTTAGGATTCCTTGCTATAATTAAGAAGTAACGCCTCATATATTGCGCATCAACCCCCGATATTGTTCCATATATAGCACTATACTGTGCATTAATAAGACCTGATCGAATAGTTATTAGAATAGATAAGAACAAAGAGAGAGAAGAAGAGTTTGGGGTATGGAAAATTGAAGTAGAGCGGACTAAATACCACCCCCCGCCGCGCCCCACGGAAACGCGGGTCGCGATTTTTAATTAATGGGGGAGGGTCTCGCGACCCTCTCGCGCATCACTTGCGCGGAGCGCAACCGAAGCGGCTGCGAAACTCTAAGTAAACATTCCCCCAGAAATCTTCGTCATAAGAGAGGAGCCAAGTCGCGTGCTTTTTTGCGCGCTTTGCATCACCGTTGAAATCCGCGAGGCGAATCGCGAACACGTTTGCAGCGACTTGCTGCGAGAATTCCGCATCAGTCGAATTAGCAGAGAGGCCAGCAATCGCTTTGGCCCAGAATGTTTCTTGGTTGTTTTTCATGCTGAAACAATAGCACACGCGCACCCCATTGCAAGGAATTTTTTATCTTTTTCTTTGTCGTTGCGTAAGTAGCACAGCGACAAGGACTAAGAATAAAACAAGGGGAAAGAATTCCGCGTTCATGCCACGACAAATCCGGTCTTGTCTTTCTTTCCGTCGCCCTTTGCCTTCAGGCCCACGACCACGTTGCGCCTGTCAAGGAAACGCAAGTCGCTTTCGTCACCGTTGACCACTTCGAACCCTTGCCACGTTGAGGGAAGGACACTAGCGAACACCACCGCAACGTTGCCACCTGCGCGCAGCACGTCGAGGGCTTGCGCTTCGTTGCTTTCGCTGCGCGAGAAAGTCAAATGGTAGTTGCTAGGCAATGCACCTTTAGCAAATTGCAAGGCACGAATAGGTGATTTCGAATAATCGTAGAACTGCACACTAGGGAACGCAGCGAACACGCCGAGACGCTCCCATGCAATGTCAGATGTTCCGTTGAGGCGAACACAAGCGCGCATCCCTTGCTTTTCACAACTAGCAACGAAGGCGCGAATGTCAGCGAAGAGAAGAGCTTTGAAGGTTGACGCATCGTCAAAAAATAATTGTGTGCGGCGAATGCGCGCTTGCTGCACGTTTGACATCTTGCCTCGCCCAGCCGTGTAAAGGCACGCAAGCGTGCATCCGATTGACCGATGCGTGCAGACTTCACCACGCCCAGCTTGGCGCGCTGGCGCGAGGTAAAGAATCGCGGTGAGCCATCCGAAAGCTTCGCCCTTGCTAGTCTTGGCATCCGCGCCAACCGAAAGAAGATTTAGTTTCATGCGAGAACACTACCACGCCCACGCGAAAAAAAAAGAAAAAAAAATCGCGACGGAATAAAAAAAACGCTTGACACGGTTTTCCTTGCGTCTCGAAAAACGGCGGGAAGCATAGCACGAAAGCGCAGAAAGGCAAGAAAAAAAATCAGAAAAAAAATGAAAAAAAACTTGCGCGGGGCCGTTTTTCTGGTAAGGTAACAGCATGAAAAAACAAATGCATTATGGTTGGGCGTCGGAGATAATTGCGCGAGGCGCGGATTGCGCCGCCGCTTACGCTGCGCAGCAAGCAAAGGCGACAGTCAACACCCGCTTTGAAATTGCTAAAGCGATTTTCGAGGAATATATAGTAATCGCCCCAAAGGGCAATATAACTGTTATACGCTGGTTTAAAAAAGATATATAAGGGTTTATATAAGGGTTTATATAGTGGGGGGGGTGGGGTGGGGAATTTTCCCCAAATCCGGGCCTGGCCCGGCGCCCTGCGTCAAGCAAAAAAATAAAAAAACTTTTCACGCGAAAATCGTGTCAAGAAAAAAATAAAAAAAATCAGAAAAAAAAATCGAAAAAAATCCGAAAAAAAAGTTGACCGCACAAAAAAAACCGTCATTCTCTGAGACATGAAAACAACCACCACCAAAGTCACCAAGACCACCAAGTACGTCACCAATCTGATCGCGAAAGTTGAAATGACCTACGTTCCCGATCACTGCGTTGCCACCCGCACCATCAAGGTGGGCGAAATCGTCGCGAAGCGCGAAGGCGCTGGCTGGTACGAGGTCTGGGGTTTCGAAGGCAACCCCGCCGAAAATTTCCGCGTCGAGCACCTTGCGGTCACGCGCACCATCACGACGGAAATCGTCACGGAAGTGGTCGAATAAAAATCGCAAAAAAACAAAAAAACGCTTGCAACTTACCAAAAAACCCTCACTCTCTTTCTCATGAACAAAAACGATATCAAAAACCACTACTTCACTTCTCGCGCTTTCGGCGCTGGCACGGATTCTTTCCTGATGGGAAGCGCGCTGCGCAGCGTGATGCCGAGCCTCTCGGTGAGCGACAGCGAAAAGCTGGCAAACGCCTTTGCCGAAAGGCTGAAGACCTACATGGACGAAGCCAAGGACTATGCCGAGAGAATCGGCGATTAATATAAGGGGGCTATATAAAGCCCCCGCCTTTGCTATATAGTGTTTGTATAGACTCTATATCAAACCGGGCCTGGCCCGGCGAAGTGCGCGCCAAACGCAAATGTCAAGTGAAAAAAAATGTTCCACGATGGCCGAAATGTTCCACGCTTCAAACTGAAATGAAATTCAAATTGAAATGAAATGTTCCACGATGCGGAAAATGTTCCACGCTCCAAAAAAAATCTGAAAAAAATCTGAAAAAAAAGTCGACTGCACCGAAAAAAGTTTCATGCTCTCTCTCGTGAACCTCATCACCTCCCTCCCCTCCACCGCCGCCGCCGAAATCGCTGCTCTCTCCCCTGCCGAGATTGCCGAGATGGAGGCGTTTTTCGCCTTCGTCGATTCCGTCAACGACGAGGTTGACGCCGCTTGGGATCGCCTCGCGAGCCTCGTCGATTCGGGGGCGCTGTAAGCCCCCTTTTTTTCTTTCACTTTTTTCTTTACCCTCACGGATTTTTTCTTACTGTTTTCTCATGAGCATCAACCTCACCCTCACCCTCACCGAAGCCTCCCTCGTTCTCTCCGCGCTGCGCAATGCAGCCGACGCGATGAACGCGCCGCAGCTGGATGCGGTCATCGACACCCTACAGGCGTCCTACAACGCCGCCAACGAGGAGGAGCCGTTTGACGGCTTCCGCACCGATGCGGAGGCGGATGCGGATGCCCTCGCGTCTGTTTACGGACCTGAAGAATAATATATAGTCCCCTCTATATAGGGACTCTATATAGGGACTTTACATCCCTTTGTATAGCGCTATATAAATCCGGGCCAGGCCCGGTGAAAAACCCAAAATTTCGCGAGCCAAGCGATTTTCAATATGGGTAAAAATCCCCAATAATAAAAATTACGACCAGGTGCACCAGGCAAGGATTCCGGGCCAGGCCCGGCGCTTCAGTGCAAAATGAAATTTCAAACCAAAGTGAAATGTTCCACGCTGAAAAAAATGTTCCACAAAAATGTTCCACGACGTTGCGAATGTTCCACGCTCCAAAAAATAATTCGAAAAAAAATTTGACTTCACGAAAATTTCGGTCATTCTCTGAACTATGAAAAACAAATTCTATCGGTCCGCTTCGAAAAATTATCGCTGGTCCTCGGTCATCATTCACACTGGCGAAAATTGCGACGCGGCTTGGAAAGCGTGCAAGGCTCGCGCCACTAATGGCAGCATTTTCCAAATCGTTCCCGCTACCTCCACGGAATACATTGTCGAATTTTCTTCGGGACAT